CGTAGTCCTCAATGATGATTTCCAGCACGTTCTGCTGGTCGGGAAACTGCGAATCATCGGCAATGATGCCCACGCGATCCCAGTCTTGCCCGGGTACGCGCTCGGCAAGGGAGAGGCCCCCAAGCTCCAGGCGCTCAAAAATGCGGCCCCAGCCTGCCGTCTGCCCAGAGTCGCGCGCATTGGCGTAGGCATGGGTGACGCGCAGGCGGTAGAGGCGTTCCGGCTCGTTGCTGTACCGGGCCACGCCGCGCTGCCAGGCCAGCAGATCCAGCACGGGCAGGCTGCACGTCATGGGGTTGAACTGGCGCGCCGGCCAGATGGCCGCATCGCCCAGGCGCTGGAACCAGAGATGCGCAGCCTTGCACAGGGCCTGCGCGTTGGCCCCGTTCATCCAGAAGCTTACTTCCGGCAGATCCAGCTTGGTGTCGTCGCTCATTGCCCGGCCCCCAGCACAACCTCAAGGCTTGCCAGCACAGGCAGCGCCCGGGCGGGCACAATGTCCACCCACACAAATTCGTTCTCAACGGCTTCGCCTGCCGCAGCCGGGCGGGTAAACTCCACGCTGCGAAGATCCGGCAACTGGGCGTGCAGCTCCTGCGAGAGGGTGGAGAAGGAGAAGCGCGTGAGCGGGAGCACCCTTGTAAGAGTGAAGTCGGTATTCTCCCTGAAGGCGCAGCGCACCCTGTTTTCCACGCCCAGGCGCAGGGCTTCAGCCCGGGCCGCATCCATGCCCACAGGGGGGTAGACTGTGACGCGCAGATCCACGGGCGTGGTGGTTATGGCCATACAGCGCAAGTCGTCGCCGTGGCCATGGTTGCCGCTGGTCTGGATAAAGGTGTTGATGGCCTCCACCAGATCCTGCGGCGGAACGCCGGATTCGGTCATGATGTGGGCATTGGCCGTGCCCGGGCCGCGCGGGGCGTCTTTTTCAAAAAATATGTAGTCCACGCGGATGCCAGCAAAGGCGGCGATCATGGCCCGGTAGGCGGCATCGTGGTGGTACTGGCCAACGGCCGCAAACTGGTTGCGGCTGCGCAGGCGCAAGGCTTCGTCCGATTCCTCGTCCGCGCCTTCGGTGGTGAGCCAGCCGTCCGCATTGGTGACGGAAGCGATGCCAGGAACGGGCCTGGGCAGAATGGAGTAATAGCCCGGGCCGAGGTTGTAGGCAGCGCCCGTGGCTTCTGCCTGCACTGGCACCAGGGCGCTATCCTGCCCATCGGGTATGAAGGCGGCGGCAATGGTGGTGAGGCGGTAGGTGGTGCCGTTGATGGCCGGGCTTTCCACCACCGTGCCGGCAGGTATGGCCACAGCGCCAGCGGTGCCGGGGTTGCGGCTGAAGGTAAGACTGCCCAGGGCGGATACAGCCCCCTTGCGGGTAACGTCCACGCCCCATGCGTACACGTCCAGCCATACGCCCGAGGCGTACTTTAAAAAGACGTTGGGCAGGGCATGTTTGACCAGCAGGGTGAGCAGCCACTGGCTGGGCCTGGTGGCAATGGCCGACACAAGCCGCCAGAAGGGCGAAAACTCCGAACTGTTGGAGAAGGGCGAACCGGCCTCCGCATTGCACTGCGCCCAGGCCTGCTGCATCTCGGCTTCAGTTGTGGGCATGCCTGCCTCTGCGGCCATTTGCGTGAACAAGGCGTCTGTGGTGCTTGTATCAGCCATTTGCCTGCTCCGCCTGGGCGTAGGTGAGCTGAAGGGTCAGCTCGCCGTAGTCCACAGTTTTGGCCGTGAGCCAGAGTTCACCCGCAGTTGATTCCGTAATTTTTGCGGTACCCGGCACGATACGCCTGTCGTCGTCCACGGCGATGGTGATGAGCACCATCTGGTACTTGCGTTTGCGCACGTCACGCTCTGCAATCATGGCCGTGAGGTAGCCGCGCTCGCGGATCATGTGGGCAATGTCCTGGGCGATGCTTGCGCGGTCGGCCAGCTTGAGGGGCTGGCGGCCCACGTCGAGCGCAATGTCGTTATCCACAATGCGCAGATCCCAGTATTTGCCGGGGTCGGTCAGTTGCAGGGGAAAACCAAGAGTACCAGCCATAAATCACGCCCCGTAGCAAATTTCTGTCATCTCATCGAGAGTGGGGACACGTTCTGCCTGAATGTTGATGGAGCCAACAGTGACGGTCTTGCCGTTGTTGGTGGTGGCGTTGCTGATCTGGCCAGCCACACCGCCAGACAGGATCTGCGACTGGCGGGGAGCGGCAAGGGCACCCACGCCAGAGGCTTCAATCTTTGGCCCTTCGCCGCTGATGATGCCCAGCTTCTCGCCGATCCAGCCGATGCCGTCGCCCAGGGCGTGCAGCGGAGCCATGAGGGTATCCAGCAGGCCCATGAGGGTTTGTATCCAGGTGCCATCGGTAAAGGAGGTGGTGAGGTTTTTCCACCACTGGCGCAGATCCTGAAACATGGCGATAAGGCCTTGCCCCCAACTGGTGTTGGAAAACCACGCAACAAGGTCAGACCAGTAGTAGATCAGGGCCACGACCGCGCCCACCAGCGCCATGATGCCCAGGACAATCCATGTAATGGGGTTTGCCAGCAGGGCAGCCGCGAACTTGAGTGCCCCCGTGGCCATCATTTTGAAAACCATGCCCAGATACGTGCCAGTAAAGGCGAGTACCCACATGGCAATTTTTGCGAAGGTGAGAAGCGTCTTCAGCTTGCCGAGCAGGCCAATGAGCGGCAAGACAGGCCCAAGAAAGCCCATGAGTACAATCTTGCCGAAGGCAAAGGCAGCCCCCACAAGGCCAAGCACTGCGCCCACGATGGTGAGTCCAACCGCCAGAAGCCCGATTTTTGTGGTCAGCCCGGGCGCGATTTCAATGCACTTGTGGATGTAGGCCACAAAATCCGCCAGTTTGCCGACCACCTTGTTGATGGTGGGCAGGATGCGCTGGCCAAAGCTGATTTTTACGGCGTCCCACGATCCAGACAGGCGGCCCCAGACGCCAGACATTGTCCGGGCCATTTCCTTGGCCTTGTCCATGTTGTTGACCCGGCCAAGGTCGGCAATGTTCTTTTTGAGGGCACCGGTTTGAGTCAGCATGAGCTTGATAAGACTGACGGCCTCATCAGACCCGAAGGCTTTTTTGAGCATGTCGGATTCCTTGACGCTCAAGGTTTCGCCAAACTTGCCCCGGATTTTTTCCAGAATCCTGTCCATGCCCAGCATGTTGCCGCTTTTGTCGGTAAACGTGAGGCCAAGCTCCTTTTGGGCATTGCCCACGCCAGCAAGAAAGGCCTTGTACTTGGTGCCAGCTTCAGAGCCGCCCATGGTTGATTGCAGCATGCCGAGCACGGCCATCTGCTCCTGGGCGGATATGCCAGCCGCCTGTGCGTTGGCCCCCAGAGCCGTGAAGGCCGAACTCATCTCCGCGCCTGTGGTTTTGAACATCTGCACGGCCAGAGCGGTGCGCCCGGCCATCTGCTCCACCCACTGGGCCTTGCCCATCTTGTCCGCCTGCTGCTTGAAGATGCCGTACATGGTGCCCATGTATGCGGTGATTGTGCCAGCATCGGCCTTGGTGGCTCTGGCCAGGGTGGCGGAGGCTACAGTAAACGAGGCCAGTTCCGTGCCTTGCAGCCCGGCAATGGCGCTCTGGATATCGTAAGCGGAGCTGACGATTTCTGCCGCGTTTCCTCCATAGCTGATGGCAAAATGCTTTGAGGCTTTTTGCAGGGCATCGAGGGCTGCGGTATCCGTGCCAAGGCTGGCGACCTCGTTGACGGACTTGTTGAAGGCCCTGGCCGGGCCAATCATGCCGGACAGCGCACCAGCGCTTAACGCCCCGCTCAGGGCAGAGGTCAAGCCGCCAAAGCTTGTTTTGGCAGCGCTGCACGTTTTGTCCACGGCGCGCTGGATGCCCAGCATTTTACCGCTGGCATCATCCGACACGCCGATATGGAACAAAAGTTTTTGCAGTGCTGACATGTTATCCCCTGAAGGCTTTGGCAATGCCATTTGCCACGGCCACGCTCATTTTTTCCCAGTAATCTTTTTCCAGCCACAGGGCCTCGCCCATGCTTTCCTCGCTGAGTTCCCTCCGGGGGAACCAATGGAGCGAAAGGGCAACCATCTGCCCGATGGCGTCGTCTTCCAGCGAGGCGGCATGGGCCTCTATTTTCCCACCGTGATTTGCACATCGGGGGTATATTCTTCAAGGACGGACGCGGCGATCTGAACGCCAACGCCGGGCAGGTCGACCACCTCGCGCAGGGCATCCCTGCTGTCTGCGTCGACCGTGCGCATTAGGAAGTTTCGCGCAGGGGCAACCTTGTTGAAGGGCGTTATTTCGTTAAT